GGTTAATATCGCCTGTAGCGGCTTGCTGTGCCTGCTGGAACCCAGCTTGCCGTAGGGCGGCTGATTGTTGCCCAATATTCGATAAAGCACCCCTCCCAAGCTCGCCCATTGCAACGCCGTGCCTAGAGCCGCCAAATGCTCCAGCGGACTGTGCTTGCGCACCAAGCGTGTTTAGCCCCATCTGCGCAGATCGCATTATGTCAGCGGCATTAGCATCTACAACTTGTTGCGTATATGGATTTTGGTAGCTAGACAGGTCTGTATCCCCAACCGCCCCAGCTTGAACATTCATTGGCTGATACCCTCCAGCCGCAACTGTTCCTGCCATGCCGCCTTGCACAGCCTGCGCTGCTAATTGGTTCATGTTTGCAGCCTGCGGGTTAGTAGTCGTGTCTTGCGCTCTAGTCTGTCCTCCCATAGCCATTATCGTTCCTCCTCTTCTGGAAATACCGGAAATTGCGGATCAGGCCCCATCCCTCTGTAATCTGCTACAGGGTACTGTCTTAGGTTTTGCTCTAAAGACCCGAAGTTAGACATATACGGTCCGCCTTGGCTAGATGTTTGGCTAGACGCAAATGGATTGCGCACATACTGTGCCCCGGTTCCACCAAACAGCGCATCATATCGCGCCTGCTGTTCTGGATTTCTTTGAGCCAGTTCTTGCTGAGCCTGCTCAAAAATAGGAAAGGCACTGTAGCCCATTATTCCGCCGCCGAAGTCCTGCGCTTCAGGCATACCCTGAAAAGGAGAGGAAGGGGTAGCAAAACCAAATGCGTTAGCCGCATCAATCTGGCTCTGAAAAGCCGCTTCTTGCATTGGATTAAACGCCGCAAGGTCTGGACCCATGTATGGCTGATAGCCAATCTGTTGAGCCGCTTCCGCACGCGCTAGGTTTCTGACAGTAGGCTCTCTTGCCCACTCTGGGATTTCTGCTTGTGTTGTTTGGCTTCCGCCTTTGCCGCCACTCATCTTATAGCTCCTTAGCTAATGTGGTGAACGACTCAGTCCACCCTTCGTTTTTTAGGACCCTAGACCAGCCTTTGCGGCCAGCTATCGACATTCCGTCACAGCCCTGCGCTTTTGCAAACTGCGCCGCTGAGTCATTCATATCTACAATCTGATCCATCTCGCCCCCGGCCAAAAATACATGAAATATTTTTTTCTTTGGGAACATAATAATTTCTGTAACTGCACAGCCTCTTTCAGCAGGCCAAAACTGGTATCTCAGGGAGTGAATGCCATCAACAATGTCGCTCCACTCATGTGTGCCTCCAGAATACTCTAGGGCGGCCTCAATCCAATCCTTACAGCGTTCTAGCTCTTCATTGATACTTGCGGCCATTATTTAATCCTGTGTCTTATATGGGCTGATTATACCATTATTGGCGTGATCGCGTGATACTGATTCTAGCCGCCTCAGACGCCGGAGCGAAAGCGGTTGCGGCGGAGGCATCGAGCCAAAGGCTAACGTCATCTACCGCGTAGTTAAACTGTATGTAATCGCCTGCGTTCAGTTCTATCTGGTCTGTTACTGCAAGAATGGCAAAGGCATTATTGTTATGCACTGTCAGGCGCTCAGAGTGGCCTACGCTGGTGCCATTTACAGATAGCCAGTAATACACTGTCTTGCTGGCCGCACTGCTACTCTTTATCTGTATGTGCCCAGTAATGCTGTAAACCCCTGCCTCAACAAAGTCTATTCGAGTGTTGTCAGATGCGTTAACAGAGATGCCACCATTAGTGCTGGTAGAGTTAAACGGTATCTGATACGCAGTATCGGCAGAGGTAGCTACTTGGCTAGTAGTGCAGGCTATTTCTCCGTAACCGTCAGCTAGTACAATTTGCCGCCACTGGTTGTCTTTAGAGATAACCGGGTATCCTTCCCTATCCCATAGAATTATCCCGTCATCGACAGGGGAGTCCCCGGCAACATAGAAAACCAGTTTCGACTTAGTTCGCACCAAGTAATCATTCAGTCTGTCTGCCCACCGCCGGACATCCAAGCCTCCTGCGGGTGGCGGCCTTTCAGCTAGACTCATCTTTTCGCTCCGGGGCTGACTTCTAAGCGCATAGCTCCAGCTCTCCAGTTGGTTGTTTCTTGGCCTTCTATTTTCATGCGAACCTGCCTCCCCTGAAATCTAACTGAGGTCGGATTGGATAAATCAAAAGGACCATGCGTAGTTGCCGGTGCAGTAGGATATAGTCTAGTGGTAAAGTAAACGTCTGCGCTTTCCAATGATGTAACATCCGGAATAAGCCGCGTCACTTTCATTAAATCCTCCCCAGACGCTCCGATCATCAATGGGCCGGTCTCGGCATAAGGCTTATCACTGTCGTAAGAAAACCCAGTTTCTTGGTCGTATAGCTTTCCATCAATTCCAAACCATATTGGATTGTTGAATACGCCAACATCAAACCCAGCCGACCGAGCCATTTTCCCTACTGTCCAGATGTCTTCTCTGTAGTCATACGCAACATAGCTGTCATTGTCTTCAGCATCGGTGCCGGTAGAGTAGAACCACCAAATCTCGTTATGTTGAGCATTGTGGACGCCAAACACTTTACTGTTTTGCGACTTGTTTATATTGTCAAACACCTTGTCATGGACGGCGCACTGTAGCTCTCTTACGCCTGAGCCATCATACGCAAAGAAGCCGTTATTCCCCATCCAGAAAGCCCCTTCGTGGATTCCTACAGCAGACATTCTAGATATGGCGCCACAGGAACCGCTTACTCTTTCAAAACCGTAAACAAAGGGAGGGCCACTGTAAGTTGCAACGTGGGCATCCGTTGTTGTCAGAATCAGCGTCCGCCCTCGAACCTTTACTGCCTGCTGTATTCTTCCTGTTGTTGTTAGCTCGAAGTCACCGGCCTGATTAGTAGCTGTTGGCGTCCAGTCGGTGTTGTCTTCTCTATCGCACCACTGAACCTTTCTTGGGTTGTTGCCTGCCCCTAACGCAAATATAAATCTTTCTTCAGTTACAACAATTGCATCGTTGTTAACGGGGGCGTTAGAGAGGGCAGTTGGGAGAACGGATGTGTTCAGTTGCCACTCGTATATTTTCCCATCCTCAGACGAGCAAGCAACCAGATACTCTCCAAAGTTGCCCATAGACCATGACGTAGCTTCCGCATAAAAAGAATCATTGGCCCTTTCTGTTCCATAGTCTTCTTCACCGAAATCCGCTCCACCGTACCCGGTATTGGAGGCTTGACCAGCAGTCCCTGTAGTTAAGCCTACAGGCGTCAGAGACGTTTTAACGTTGTCCTGATATATGTGCGACAAAGAATTAAATGTGCCAGCAACTATATGCCTGCCCCCATTGTTGTCGGTCCAAACATGGCAACCTCTTGGGACAGCGCCAACGGTTTCAGTTCCGCGCTGTAACCATCCGCCAATTGGCCTAAGAGAGCCTTGATCCCAGCGTACTAGGCTTGCATCCAGCCATCTATTTTTGCTGTCTAGGTCTGTTCCGGTGCGATAAACGCCGGGCGGTATTTCTAATGTTATTAGCGCCATTTCTATTTTCTCATATTCATTAGTTTGCTTGCGCCTTTGATGCCAAAGCTGGCTGAGATGGCCACAAACAATAAATACTGATACCACTCTGGCAGATCATTGAGGGCCGCAAATGCTTCTTTGACTCTATCAACTACAGTCATGTCACCAACTACTATCGCATACCCAACCATGAAGATTGGCACCGCTAACACAATAGTCCAGAACTCGTCCTTCCAGCTATTGGCAGAAGCATCAGCCATCTTAGCTTCCCAGTCAGCATCATTCTGAATCACGTTCATTTTTGCTTCGTGTTTGGCTTTGGCCTGATCAGCCTTGTTCTTTAGGAACCCGCCTGCTAATTCTGCAATGGGGCCAAGTAATAGTTTGAGCATTACAGTATGCCTTTCTCAATTAAGAATAAACCGATTATCAGTGGGTAAATACCCCACAGCATCATTTCGCTTTTCTTGAATCGCTGTGATCCCTCTTCTAACCGCTTCTCAATGTTCTGATAGCGAATTAAACAGGTCTTCTCATGCTCCTCAATCCTAATTAGAGCTTCCTTAACCGTTGCCATGCATGGCTCCTAATATTAGTGCGAATAAAAAATAAACAGCATATCCAAGTACAGCTATCCCGGCGATCTGAATGCTATTCCAAAAGAATGCCTTGCGCTTCCTAGCCTGTAGATACACGGTCTTCTCTCTCTGGTCTTTGATCTTGCGCCTGAGTGCCACCAGTTCTTTATAGCCCTCTGGACCATAGGTGTACATCAGCAGTTCTCTGAGTTCTGCTTCCTGTTGCTTGATCTTTTTTTCGTGCGCGTATATCTCCATTGCTTCCTGCTCAACACTTTTAGAAGCAATAATTCGTTTGAAGAGAGGCGGGTTTTCTGCCCTGCGCTTGTGCTCATTAAGATCAGCAACGGCTCCGTACCACCGACCCAACTGGGAGAGAGTATCTTCTACTCCCTTCCCAGCCTTAACCATGCGCTGTATAGTGCCAAAAGCATTGGTCGCTATACTAATCGCTGTTATCGGGTCGATCATTCAGAAGCCCTTCTATTCACTCAGATGCTGATCGGATGTCTTTAGCAATTCCTTCGACAGCAGTTGCAGACCCTTTGCCTATACCCTTAGCGGTATCGGTAACCATTGTCTGTGCTGAGTCTACAGTGCTAGTGACAATCTCTTGCGATCCATCAATAGCGCCGTTGAAAGTGTTGCATCCAGCTAAGGCCAATAAAACGATAGGTAATAAAATTTTCATTTGTTGCTCCAGTTATTGTAAGTCAGAATCTATTGATTCTTGGATAGTAAGTTTAGTTCTTGATTCGGTGGTTACCAAATCCATTGCCTCCCCATTATAAACAATAGGACAACTAAAGTCGCCCGATCCCGAGTCGTGAGAATAAGTTCCAGATATTCTAAGCTGGCCATCAGAGGGGGTGTCGTATGTTAGGGTAATAGCCATATCGTTACTCGTTTATTGTTACGTCAGACGTTCCAGAACCGTCCCATTGCGATGCAAAGTTTGTCAGATCCCCAGAAGAAAAATCATTAGAGAACCAGCGCCATTCTTTGCGCCCAGTAGACCCTGTCCCTGTGGAGAAAATAGTAGCGGAAGATTGAGTCAAATTTGCTGTGCCGCCCGTAATCTCAACGTCTACAGAGGTAAACCAATCGTCAGCAGGAACTGTACCATCTGATGCGTTGTAAATAATAAACCAGAATGCAGAGGTAGAGTCATCATCTACGCCGCCGCTTCTAGAAACCCTTCGGTAAGCATCACGGATAGGATGTGACTTACTCGCTACTGTTAGGCTTGTGGGGGATACGGAACCAACATCTGGATTACGCTCCTCACGGAAACCGTAGTAGGCGGCAGAAGTAAACAGATCACTGCCTTCAGTTACAGTAAACGACTGCCCGGCACTTGCTCCATACCACTCACTGAAAGACATCTCAACACCGTCAGCTTTTCCTATTAGCGCACGGATGTCAGCATCATTAATGCTGGCTAGGGTTGCCGTAGTTCCGCCAGCCTCGATGTGTATCTCATTGAGACTTATTGTGCCACTAGCCGGTAAAGCCATTAGATTGTCCCGTAAGCCGTTACGTTACCTACTACAGTTAAGTTACCAGTTGTATCCAACTTGGCCTTAGACGTGCCGCCATAGCTTATAATCAGGTCATTACCTGAGACTGAGAACTGCCAGTCACTTGCTCCACCCTCAATGGTTGGGGTAGTAAGCGCAGGAGATGTTAGGGCTTTGTTCGTCAGGGTCTGTGCGCCAGTTAGAGTTGCAACAGTAGAGTCTATGTTTAGGGTAGCAGATCCGCTGGTAGCGCCACCTGATAGACCTGTGCCTGCAACCACAGCAGTAATATCACCGGTGTTGGTGGTGTACCCAGAATCGTTAGTCCACTGCGAGATGTTGCCTGATTTGTTGGTCAGGGTCGCTGTGCTAGAGGCTGTCAAATACGTTGATAGATCAGGCGGAGTATAAGTAAACACGCCATTAGTATTATTGTAAGCTAGGTTAGCTGTGCCAGCAGATGCAACTGTAACGGAAAGATCAGTTAAGGATATTCCGCCACCACCGCCAGACTGTGCAACCCAAGAGAATGACCCATCGCCATCAGACGCTAATACCTGACCAGACGTTCCGTCACCTGATACATTGAGCTGTGTCGCGCCAATGCCATTATCGGTTACGTTAAGAGTTGCAGAGCCGCTAGTAGCACCACCTGACAGGGCAGTCCCAGCTACAACCGCAGTGATGTCGCCTGTGTTTGTTGTATAGCCAGCGCCATTAATAAGCTCATTGTTGTTAGTGGGTATTGTAGGCTTACCTGTTAGGTCAGCGTATGCCCCAGAGAAACTAGAGGTTCCATAGCCTGAATCATTAGTCCACTGGGATATGTTGCCAGACTTATTTGTAAGGGTGGCAGTGCTACTCGCTGTCAGGTAAGCGGAGAGATTTGGTGGCGTGTAAGTAAATACGCCCGTGCCGCTGTTATACGCAAGATTAGCCGTGCCAACCGATCCAACGGTGACCGACAGATCTGTGAGCGCAATCCCTCCTGCACTGGACCAGTAAGCGTTAGCACCAGATCCCGCGCTAGTTAAAACCTGCCCAGACGTTCCTGTGCTATTTGTCAGCTCTATCTGCCCGGTAAGGTGGACATTTTGCAACTGGGTTCCGCCAGAAAGAAGGCTGTCCAGAGAATCCAAGTTGTTGTTTAGCTTGGTGCCCCACGTTCCGTCTGAGCCGTCAACCTCGGGCTTTACTAGGCTATACGTCGAAGTATTAGAGTCGGCCATTGTCTACTCCTATGCGCTTTCTAATGCAGAAATTCGCGCTTCAAGCTCTTGCACGGTTTTAACTAAAAGAGGCACAAGCTTAGCCTGATCTAATCCCTGTAGTTCCATCTCGGTGTGCTCTACACCGTCTTCATCTACATAAGTGTGGGTTGCGTCTTTTACTCCTGAAACAGCATCTGGAACAATAGCTTGCACCTCATGCGCAAGAAATCCGTTAGTCCTTTCTCCGCTGGACGCCCACCTAAAGTTAACCGGGTTAAGCTGTAAAAGAGACGCGGTAGCGCCATCTATGTCTTGTACATCTTCCTTAACCCTGTAGTCTGACGTTGTTGCATATACCGTGGTTCCACCACTCAGCGATATGGTGCCAGCAACATCTCCAG